TTGAATATATTTCTACATTGGGAGAGTAGGAGGAAAGCAAACTCATTACCCGATTGGACATGTCACCGTAAAGCGTATAGTTGGAAGAGAATACTCCGATACCGTACTGTTCGATCTCGGTTTTGATCTGGTAAGCCGGTACACCCATCTTTATGCCGATCTGTTTTGCTTCGTTACTTCTAGCGATCACACAGCCATCATTGTTAGACAGGACGACTATCGGCCGGTTGTTCCAGTATGGATTGAACACCCGCTCACAACTTGCATAGAAATTATTGCAATCGACTAAAGCAAACATACTATACCCTCCGATTATGGTTCTTGATAGAGTAGGTGACTATACCCCAGATTTGAAATTCGTTTTCTGGAGTAACCTTGATTGGTTTATAAGCTTCATTGGCTGGGATTAACCAAATGACTTTAGCGTCTATTTTAATGTACTTGATCGTGAACTCTCCATCAATGTAACAGACAGCCATATCTCCGCTTCTTGGTTCCAACGATTTGTCAATGACAAGTATATCCCCGTCATCTAATCCTGCATCTTTCATGCTATCTCCGGATACTCGGCCGTAAAATGTTGTACTGGGATGGTGGATCAGTTCTTTATTCAAATCGATAGCCTGGCTAATATAATCCTGTGCCGGACTCGGGAACCCGGCTTTGATACCTCCGTCTGCATAGGGCAGGGGCATAAAGGTTTCAGTATCTACCTTGTAGATATTTAAATTCTTCTCGTTTTTACTCATAAATCTCAATCTCCTTGTGGCAAAGATAAAGAATGTATATGTTAAGTTGATTGAAGTAGATGTTAAGGATTTATTTAGGGGTAGCAGGGGAAAAGGCTAGATTTGTGTCTAGCCTTTAAAATAATAGTTTCCCGTCTTTTTTATCGAGTATTGCTTTGAATACCCTTTTATAGATTTCGTACAGCTCCTTTTTGCTTTCCGGACCCGGCCAGTCGGCAAATGATTCTCCGGCGAAGAACTTCCAGGTAAAGATCCTGATTGCGCTTTCAGATATTTCAAGACTATCAAGTATTTCTCTTACTTCCTGCAATCGATCACGTATATATTCGTTCTTATCCGGTTCTTCCTCCTGGTTATCAATAATGTTCAGCCGTCGCCAGTCTACATTGTCGTCCACCGGTATAGGCTTGTATTTATGCCGGTAGGGAGACGTATCGGATGTTATGTTCAGTTTTATCATTTGCAGGATATAGAAATCAAGTTCTGTATATTTACCTTGCTTGGAGTCCATGAGCCGGGAAATGTATTCCGGATCCTTCTGTAGTAACATGCACATAACCTCGTTCAATACGTCAATCGCTTCACTTGTCATACCAGCAAGTGAGCAGTGATACTTAGCGTAATCCAGCCACCTGTCGTAACGTTTTTCTATATATTTATTCAATGCCTCACTTGCCATAGTTGTCGTTATTTAATATATTTGTTTTTGCTTATGAGAGGGTGGCGCTGTGAGGCGCTGCCTTTCTTTATTCAAACATCGCTTCAACCTGACGGGCAAATTTTCCCGCTGTGATAGCTAGGCTCTTTTGAGTAAAGATTTTTCCGTGAATAGTCCTAGAATATATTCTACCGGATCGGAGGTAATCAAAAGTGGCACACTTATCGTCACTGTAAATCAATACGAATCCTGTTTGACAAACATACCTGCCCTTGGTGTACTCCCCGAATCCTGATCTATGTGTTGAAAAATTCGCAAACGGTTTGTTGACCTTATAGCCACTATCAAATGTTGTTACCATCGTTTATTTTAATTTCAGGTGTAAAAACTAGTACTAACAGTGGCCATGCACTATCTGAACAATAGCATGCAGTTCCTATCAAAGCAAAGAATGCAATGTATATCAATGCAATTCCGATCCATTTCATATTCAGTTCTTTTTAAATATTAGTTAACCAATAAATTCCTTAAATGCTAATGTGTAAACATTGTATTGCTTTTTTACCACATAGAATGCAATAACATTAGAAGAATGTTGTGCATCGTTAAGTGTTAGAATAGGGTAGGGATGACCTTCTACAGATTCGATTTGCTTATCTATGTTGTCATCCCACAGTTCAAAGCCTTGTTTAAGACTTTCCAATATTCGCAGAAGAAGATCTTCTCCTAATGCGTTTCTTATTTTGTCCTGGTTTCTCAGAGCATACCTCATGATTACTATATTGTTTACAACCGTATGCGGCAAAATTGACTTGATGCATCCTTGTTCCCTGGCCATTGAAACAAGGATATTTAATACACTTTGTACAATCCCTCCTCGGGTACTTGTAGCATCTCTCTGCTCTTTAACTCTATCAACATTTAGGTTCTCTTTCATCATTCACCCTCCTCTGTTTCGTCGAACATGTGTGCCATCATATCGACAATGTTAGTTTGTATATTGTCCTCGGCACCAAGAATAGCATTACTGATGTGTTTTTTTTCTTCGATGATCCGGTAGAGCTTCTGATCGATCGTCCGGCGACCGAGCAGATAGTAGCAGTTCACCGAGTCTTTCTGCCCGATACGGTGTGCCCGGCTTTCAGCCTGATCGCATTCGGCATACGTCCAAGGAAGTTCGATAAAGGCAACATCGCTGGCGGCCGTGAGCGTAATACCGGCACTGGCCGCTTTGATGGAGCAGATGATAACGTCCGTCTTCGGATTCTTTTGGAAGGCATCAACGGAGGCCTGTTTCTCTTCCATATTCTGCCGTCCGGTGACACATACGGCAGAAGGAAAGGCGGCAAGTAATCGATCTACGATTTCATGCAGGTTACAGAATAGGATAATCTTTTTCCCGTTCTCCCGAAAGTCCTTAACGAAATCGATTACCTCTTTCAACTTACCACGTGCGGTAATATCTTTCAAGATACCGATACGGACCATCACTTCTCCTTTTAGCGACTTTTGAATCTTTTCGTCGTCTGCTTCCTTGTATCGCTTCAGGTAATCGATCAGGTCACGTTCGGCATCTTGATACTCTTTTCGATTAGTGATATCACAACTCATAACCTGTCGAACTTTATCCGGGAGCTGGGTAAGTACTTTGGACTTTTCTCGGCGGAAAAAGCAATTTTTCCACAACATAAAGTTTAGCTCCTTCAGGTTGGATGCCCCATTTGGACCGGAACAGTACCTACTCATGAAATATTTCCATCCTCCGAAATCGATCATTCGGTCCATTATCCCCAGCTGGCATACAAGATCATTTGGTTTGTTTACCACCGGTGTGCCGGTAAGTAGAATGATATACTCTTTTCCGGAAGCGATGCCCTTACAAAACTTGCTTTGCTGAGTAGATGTAGACTTTACTTTGTGGGATTCGTCTATAATTACCGATTTGAATAGATTTATCGTCTGATGGAACTCTACATCTTTAAGAGTCCATTTTTCAGACTTTGTGATCCTACGAACGAAATACTTTCGTAGACTTTCATAGTTTACAATGAAAACCTGATTCATGCCGGTTTGCCAGAAGAATGGCCAGCTTTCACGAACAGAGTCAGTTAAGACCATAGCTTTTTTATCGGTAAACTTTGCCCACTCTCTTTGCCAGTTTATCTTAACCACATTCGGACAGATAACCAGACAGGGAAAAGCATTAGCTTTGTTGATCGTAGCGATAGCCTCTAAGGTTTTGCCGAGTCCCATATCATCGCCATTAATAAAGCGCTTCAGCTGGAGCCCTCTAGCGATTCCCTGTAGTTGATAGGGGTAAGGCTCTATCTTTAACCCATGATCCCCTTCCAATTCCGGCATATCCGGAAGCGTATAGGCGATATCTTCATCGCTTTTTACGGCTTTCTGATCACCCCAGATAACTGGTTCAAAATGCTTGATGTAGTAAGAAAACTGATCAAGTTCGGCCTTACCTTTGTTGGTTGCCGGGACGATCCATGCTCCGCTAGCCTTGTCCCACCGGCGGCCGTCAACAGTAATAGATTCTTTAAATTTATCTACTACCTGCTGACGGTACCGGTCAAACTTGACTGCGTAATAGCTCCCATATTGAGTATTTTGCAGCGTAATTAACATAGTGATAATTGTTAAATGATTAAGCGTAAGGATCAAATGCCGGAACTTCTTCTGCAGCCTCGTTCATTTGCTCTTTCTTGGACTTGCGGCCGCGCTTCTTGGGTTTCTCTACTTCTCCCGTGATATCGGATTCCTCCGGGGCGTCGAAATCGAATGATTCTTGTTTGATACCGCATTTACCATCGAAGAGATAAGCATCAACTTCATAGCTGCATCGGTCGATAACTTCCTTCAGTTCCGCGCCATACGGGTAGCCGTCGCCGGACTCGTCCTCGTATTTTGTAAACGGTACCGACAGGTTCAGTACCTGGCCACTCTTCAAAAGTTTTTGTGCCTGGATTGATGCACCGGCAGACTCGTCGTTGCCACCTTTGCTGTATCCAGTAATTATGATGCTTTTCAACTTTTCGTTTAGATCATCATCGGACGGTTCGGCAACATTAACTAGGGTTGCTTCGTGCATTTCGCAAATTTTCACGGCATGCGGTTTGAGACGGTCGAGTGCATATCGTAAATCAGAATGAATAAACTGTTCTGAATCCTTTACGATGTTGTTTTTATAGTTCGCATCCACGAACTTTTCAGTGTACTCAGCTGTAAGCTGGTTGTTTTTCACTTTTACTTTTTGAATTTCGTACACAGGTTGTTCTTTTACTAATTCTTCCATGTTCATTTAAAATTTAGGATTGTTATAACTCTGAGGCACGAATGCCTGTTTTTTTTCGTTTACGAATAGGAGTATTAAACGCCTCTTCGATACTTTTTTTTGATTTTGTTATGCGCCCCCACAATGTCATATAATTTATGCCAAGAATTTCAGACCATTGTGATAGCGTTTTCGTTTCTCCGTTATATGTTATTAGTGTGTTACTTCTTTTATTGTTGCATTGTTCTTTCGCTGTAGCCCATCTGCAATTGCTTGGTTGATAGTCCCCATTTACATCAATTCTATCAATAGACATACCTGGCGGCTTTTCTCCCATGTCTGCTAAAAAATTGTCAAAAGAGTTTAGCCATCTATCACAAACATTTATCCCTCGCCCACCATATAGATGAAAGTTTGGAGATTTAGGATTTGTACATCTTTTTTTATGCCATCCCAGACATAATAGGTTAAACTGTGAGCCATTAAATGCTTGCTATTTCTTTTTGTCATCCTATCGCTTCTATGGCAGCCACAGGATAGTATACTTTTCGATTTCAGATTGTTACCTGTGACTATCGTCGATTTTCCACAATCGCAACGACAAGTCCACTTAACATTTCCTCCTTTCCCTCTTTGTCCACTATCAGATAAAACGACAAGCTTTCCAAAACGCATTCCTATTAAATCTTTCTTTGCCATATTAAAACCCTCTCGCTAATCTCATTTCTTCCTTCTGCTTACTCACTATGGTGCGACACCAATCAATATTATGTACACAAGCCCTATTCACCCTATCAGCCCAATCGACGAGATACTGTTCGTCTTTACACAGGCTGTCAATGATCGCGTTTACTGCTTTAGCTGTTGCTCCGGCCCGGGAGGCTGTTTCTCGGAGTGTATCGAACACCTCGAACTTCTTTTTCTCATTCAGGTGATGCTTTGCATCTACCAATAATTTCCCGGTCCGGGCAATATAGACTGCCAGATCATTCCCGCGCATAACGGCCTCTTGAACATCTTCACTCATTGTGATATTCAAAAAAGAATCAATCGACTCAAGCTCTTCAGCAATCTTGTCTATAGGTGTGATATTTAGATTCATGATTTGTTATTTAATTAAGATATAAGCATCCACCATTTGAAGGCAAGCTCATCATATTTTTCTTTACCCTTCAGGTATATAGGATCGTCACGTTTGATAAAGACTTTGAATATCTTCTGATTCTTTTTTGAGATTCCGTAGACGAAATCCTGCCGGCTGCCTGCAATATCCATGTACCAGGCGCGGGAGCGATCCCAGTCAAAGAAGTCCACGGCTTCGTCAAACTGCTTCTGAGATTGAGCAAATGTTGTTTTCAGGTCGCCTCCGAAACCGAAATCCTGTAACCACCAGTCCCATTTACACCGGGTATCAAGAGTATACTCAAAGTTGCCATACCGGAAACGTTGGGCTTTGTTTACCATGAAGCGCTGTGTTTCGGCTTTCGCTAAGACCTGTGCCAGGAACGGATCCCGGCGCGCCTCCATCCGGAGCGACTTGATCATAGCTGTTGCCAGCTCCCAGTCTTCACCGGAATACAAGACATCATCCACCATCCGTTTGTCATACCGGACCCGTTCCTGTTCTGTCAACATAGCGTCAACCAGGCTGCCGAATTTGAAAGCCTTCTCCTTATCCCCGTATTGTGTCCGGGGATAGAGGAGGTTCTTTAATTCCGTCAGGTCAGAGTTACTGACTTCAGAACGACTGTAGTACGTGTCCTGCATTTTCCTGTTGTTTTAATTCTTCCAAAACAAGAGCGTCGAACTCAAAGGTGACTGTGTTGTCAATCATCCAACGAAGCCACTTCCGACCCTCTGGAGTTTCAATGATCTTTTTCAACCTGGCCGGTTCTCTCCGGTACTTGCCAAAGTTGATCCAGCTGGTGAGATATAATTTCTTCCCCATGTCATTTAGCTGTTACGTCATTGACATACTTCACATAAGCAGACTGGATCTGCTCTCCGTCCTTATTCATCACCTTTTCACAGTAGGTGATCATCTTCTTGTGTACCTTTTCCAGATCTTCCATAGACAGGTTGACCCCTTCCCTAGTAAACCACAGTTGATATACCGGAAGGAACCCTTGCGGATTCGTAATCTGTATTTTCTTTTTAACTTTTGCCTTTGTCGGAGTAGAAGGCATGCTGGCAGCAGAGAAATCAAATGCAGCCTGTACTTCGGCTGCCGCTTTTTCAGCTTCAGCCTTTGCTTTGGCTTCTGCCTCTCGGCGCTTGCGTTCTTCTTCTTGTTTACGGAGTTGTTCCTGTTGTTCTTTCCTGCGTTGCTCTTCCTGACGAGCAGCTTCTACCGCATTTGTTCGGCGCAATTCTTCCTGTTCTTCCAACTGTTTTCGAAGAGAGGGAAGGCGATCGATCAGGGACTGTTTCAAATCCTCCAATTCGAAAGAATAACGCTTTGTGTATTCAACTTTTTTAATGGATGCTAATTCGTTTTTTATGCCTGTTCGGGTGGCCGCGTCCATGTAAAAGGTTTGGAAAGTATCTTTTACGTTATTGGCGAAATCGGTCCAATTGAAAGTCACATTAGCTTCTTTGATTTGTCTGCAAACGTCATTGTAAGATGCTAACGTTGCATGATCATACATTCCACTCAGGGCTTTGATATGCCTGCTTACATAATTGGCATAAGTAGTGTCTAGCAATAAAGTGATATCCGCTTTATATTGAGCCTTCTCATTTTCGACTAACTGGATTCTACGAGCTTCCTCTTCACGTTTTTTCTGTTCTTCCAGTTTTTTAGCTGCATATTTATTGCGAGCCTGCTGGAGCTTATAGGGAATAGTTGTTACCGATTTGATATCGATAGCTGATTCCAAAGATGTAAATGACTTGCTGACTGTGGCCAGAAGTTGTGTTAATGGTTTGCGACGCTTGTTCATGTTTTCGACTGTTATTTTCGTCTTCTCCAAATACTTTGAGACCGTTGCATCCAGTTCATCTGAGCTAATACCTCCTTCTGCTTCAATGGTGTCCAGAAGTGCTTGGCCGGTTTGATTGCATGCCGATACGGAAGCCTGATTGCGTTGCAAGGTGGCAGGAGCCGATTGCATGATCTGATTGAATTCTTCCACTTTGATAAGAGAATTGTTAGCTTGTGTATCCATTGTGATAAATTTTTAAATGATTGATTGAGTTTATTAAAATCCGGCATCTTCATCTTCTTGTGACATTTGGGCTGTTATACCTGATACGGGAACCGGTTCCTCTTGCGGTTGTTCTCCGAATCCTAGCAAAGAATTTTCCGAATTGGGCTGGAGAGCTTGCGGTTG